CCATATGTTCTCATCATAATGAGCAGATAAACCGCTACGCGAATCAGGAACATAATTGAGAAAGCAACTAATAGGATTGCCGCGAGAGGTTCCCCCGTTACTAAGTATAGGAGTGCTATAACCGAACCAGCCCTTACTACAGTAGTCATAAAGTCGCTGTGCAAGATCGAAATCAGTAATGCCCAGATACGTTGCGCCAAAGACTGAGGCTCTAGCGAAGGCTTCTTGTGCATGTGTTTCTCCATGTTCAACGACAGAAAAATATCTGTCTTTCAGAGTTTCTTTTGAAAATGTATTTAACTTATTTTCTCTATCGTAATCAATCTGTATCCCTAAGTAATCCTGCTTTCCAATCTTCGATGTCATTTAAATCGTCCTTCTCTGTTAGCTGTTCCTGTCTGTAACTACGGGTACGTGCCTTGTTTTGTTGTTTGTTTTTTGCTTTGTTTCTTTTATGGAACATTTCAGACCTTTCTGCTTTCCTATCCCAAGACATCCGGATTCTCCATTAAAAACTTCATCAGTCGTTCTTCATACCAACGAGCTTTTCGTAGGTCTTCAATAGGTTTATTTTTATATCTAAATCTCCAGCGATACTTTAATGAGTTGCCTCGAAGATAACCTACAAACTCATCAGGAGTAAGCATCGCTTTAATAGCAACAATACATTCTATTTCACCATTATTATAATGAGAAGGCTTGTGTACCATGTCTAGGTCAGACTCATCGTAAGGTGCAGTATCACTATATACAGGATGATAATTTACTGCATCATCTTTCAAAGTATTTTCTACATCATGCTTGTGACTACCTGAAGCTTTTTTATAACTAGTAGATTTAATAATAGAATCCCAATCTTCTTTTGAAGCATCATCAATACTCATTGCATCTCCAAGTTTATTTTGTCATTACGTTTTTTAAATTCGTCAGTTTCTTTAGCAGACACATCAATCCATTCATTAGGAATACTATCTTCACTAAACCACCTAAAACCATTAACTCCTGCCCATTCTGCATGGCTACGTTTAGTACCGTCTTTGCGACGTTTAGCTCCAGGCATAGGAGCAGATGGGTTTGCAAATAAAAAAACAAGTTCTGTATCTTTAGGTAAATGTTTCTTCACCCATATATATTTATTATATTCAGCGAAATCCCAAAACCTACCTTTAGATTCTAGCAATATAGTTTTGTTCCCTATCTCCCTAACAAAGTCAGGCTCATAAGTATGCTCTATAACATAGTGTATCTTATCTGCATGATGATACCAATCTTTCAAAATAGATTCGTGCAGCACTGATTCCCATACAGAATCATACTTACTTCCATCAGCTTTAGTATATTTTTTAGGGCGAGGTACTTTTGGCTTTCTCCGACCACTAGCTGCACGTTTCTTTGTACTAATCTTGGACACTCCCTTTCTTTTTAGCAAGACTTACCAAGTCTTCCATAGATATATCTTCAATTGAATTACCCTGCATTACTAACTTCTTAATACCTTTACGAGTCCATTTAGGACTGTAGAAGCTGAGTCTTAAACTACCATTAGCTTTGAAATAATTCACATCTGGAAGAAAAGAATATAGATTATCTAAAGATATTTTATCGTGTTCTTCATTAGGTACAAGTGTCTTAATCCACTTTAATAGAAGAGAGTCTGCGTGTCTATTTATTCTTTTTACGATTTTGCTGTTCATGTAATCTCCATTACTCTAGGCTCAGCTACAACTTTAGTAAAATATTTATAACCGTTTGAGTATTTAAAGATTCTTAGACCAGAGCCATCATTGGAATCAGACCAGCAGTTCTCTTTATGGGGGCAGTATCCACAAGTTCTATGTAAAACCTCGTTACCTTTCTTACCTTCAGGTATAGGATTATAACAATGACTAGGAGGTTTGTCAAGTGCTAATGCTTCTTTTAGTTCTTTTATTTTTTCTTTTACATTTGGTTTAGATAATACTCCTGGTCTGAACAGAGCTAACTCACCTGACTCTTTGTTGATGGCTAAGAAACCACCTTCACTTGTACCTTCTGCCGCCTCGTAACCTGAAAGCTGTGCTATATAGCCAAAACTATCGTCGCCTATTAGCGTACCTTCAGAGAACTTCTTGAAGGCAAAGTTAGATGCGGTCTTAACATCAATAACTTCACCGTCTATCTTGCAGTCCATGTGGCCTTTGATGCCATCAACTACTACTTCTTTCTGCTCATCAGTTACAGTATGACCTGATAGCCTCACCAGCATCAGCAGTACTTCTTCTAAGATATGTCCGTACAAGAACTTAATCTGTGTAGCTGCTTTAGGTTTGTACCTATCGTCTACTTCTTTAGAGTCGTACCATAACTGCCTCGCAGGACGGCCTATACTACTCATACGCAGCCCTTTAGTCTGCTTGTGTGGCTCAGTCCAACTTCTAAGAACGTCCTTCATACGCTCGCCAAAGTCCTCTATAGCTTCATCAGGTAACTCTTTACCGTCAGTAGCTTCAATGACAGCAGAGTACATATCATCTACTAAGCTGTCTAAGTCTTTAGAAGAGTTCATGTTGATGTACCTCTGGCCCGTGGTCTTGATGTTTTACGAAGTGCAGCTTACGTGTCTCAGGGTTGAATGCTAAAAAGTGTACGCCAAGCTTTTTCTGCTCTTTACTACGTACCCGTCTTATACTGTAAATATTCGTAGGTGATCTGTAATCTTTCTGCATAGTTTTCACATCTATCAAAATAGATTTACCAGACTTATCTACAGCTATCATATCAACGGCACCAGTTGCTCCAGCATTCATGAACACTTCATAGCCGTTATCCCATAGCCAAGTTACTGCATAGTATTCTGATATGTCACCTATTCTATTTGGATCAGTGGGTTTCTGACCAGTTGTTTTTGACGCTACCATTCTTCATATTCTCCTAGTTCTGAAACCCAAATATTTTCATGGACGTATACCCATCTTATCCCATCCTGTATTCTCCAAGATATTGGGCCATAATCATATGCTAAAAACATTTCATCTGCTTCATCATCAGCAAGTCTGTACCAAGCTTCTAAATTGTCATCCATCTCTGACATCAGTGTGTCTCCGACCAGTTGTTTCCGACATTATATTCTCCGTCTAGTGGACAATTAAGGTAAAGATAATCACCAGCATTTATAATAGCTTCGACACCCATCTTACCTACACGATCAGCGTCTTTCTCAAGAACCTCAAGCTGCCACTCATCATGTACGTTACATACAAAGTGAGCGTCTAAGCCTTCCTTCTCAAGCTCATCATTGAACAGCACCAAGGCTTGCTTCATAACAATAGCACCAGCACCTTGTAGTAAAGTGTTAAGTGCTGAATGTTCTGATCTTACAAAGAGCTTTCGACCATCTAGCCCTTTGAGGTAGCCTCGACCTGCCGCTCTCGCAACTTTGTTTTTGAGATTTGTAAATGCTGGAAGATTATCAAAGAAAGATTTTCTAAGTCCCTGACCAACTGCTCTGCCTCCTCCAGCCACGCTTCCAAGCTTTTCATCTCCTGCTCCGTATAAGAGCGCATAGATAAATGTCTTAGCCTGATTTCTTGATTCAAGTCCCGCAAGTTTTTGATTAGCGGTGTGTACATCTCCGTTAATGATTTCATTAGTATAGTCCTCGTCTTCCATATAGTGAGCAAGCATCCTAAGTTCTAGGCCGCTGGCGTCTATACCCACCAGTTTGTATCCCTTGGGTACAGTCCAGCAAGCTCTACAGTCCTCTCCAAATGGTGAGTTGGAACTGGGTACTTGAGCCATGTTAGGTTCACGATGAGTCATGCGCCCCGTTATAGTACCGTTAGGTATTACAAAGCCATGAACCCTACCATCTTCTCTAACGGCTTCTATCCAAGACTTTATCTGTGCCTCACGTTTCTGATACATCAGATAGTCTTTGATTAGCTCTGCTTCAGGTATACCTTCAATAGAAGAAAGAGTTTTCTCGTTAACCACTGGTCTACCATTGACAGTAAACTCTTTAGGCTTCCATCCAAACTCTACTAAGTATTCTCCAACCTGTTTCCTAGAT